CCCCCCCCCCCCCCGTATCTTTCCTGGCTTGACTGGCAAGCGCCGCCACGAGCAGCTCGCGCGGCGGCGGCACGCTGCCGCCGAGGATCGACTGGTCCCCGTAGCTGGCCTCGAACACGGCCCGCGTGTTGCCGAGGTGCCGGTGGCCGGCGTAGGGCTGCTGAAGCTCGACATCGGTCCCGCTGCCTCGACGGATCCATTTCCAGGTTCCGGCCCGGATGCCTGCCCGCCTCACGAGTCGCTTCACCTGGTCGCGGAAGGTCTCGTGCGAGGACGGCCACGGCATCACCAGCGACCGCGGGCAGGCCTTCAGGCTGGCCTCCAGGGCCGCCATCGTGGACGGGCTGAAGCGGAACGTGGCGATCTTCCCGGTCTTCGACTGGGTCCAGCAGACCGACCCGTCGGGCCGGACGGCCGACACCGGGAGGGCGATCTGGTCGCCCCACCGGATGCCAGAGTCCCACGCGACCCGGACGGCCAGGTCCCACCAGACACTTCGGCGAAGTCCGCAGCGGTGCCAGCGCGGCAGGCCGTGGCAGGCGGCCAGGAGCTGCTCGACCTCGGCCTTCGTCCAGGCTGTGACCACCGAGGCCGGGACCCTGGTCTTCCGCACACGTCGCGACACGGGCTCCTCGCAGGCCCCATCGTCGGCGGCCGCCCGCCAGAGGGCGAGGAGCATGTTCTTTTTCCCGCGGACCGTGGCGGGCTTCCTGCCGGCCGAGTAGTCCCGCAGCCACTCCGAGACGCTCCGCTCGTCGAGCTGGTCGAGCTGGACCGGCCCACCGGCCCAGCGTTCGAACAGGTCGGCGACGATTACATACTGCCGCACGGTCGACGGCCGCACGTCCCGGAGCAGGCTGTAGCCTGTCCGGGCGTATTCCCCCAGCGTGTGCGGTCCTGATCTTCGGAACATGGTGCGACCTCGAGGCGTACCACAGCAAGGGGTTCCGACCCCCTCACCGTGGCGAGGTTCGCGACAGTCTCCGTTCCGTCGCAGGCCCGTCAAACGCCCCGCAAAACCTGAAAGTCCGGCACGCGGCACCGTTGGCCGTTCAGTTCCGGTAGAGCATCGGTCTACGGAACCGAAGGTTGCTGGTTCGAGCCCAGCGGGGTGTATTCGGTCCTAGTTCACCGTATGGGTTGACGAGGGCCAGAGGCAAATTCCGGCGGGTGTTGATTCGCCCCCGCCGGAAAATACCTTCCGGAGGCTATGAAGGTGTTCATCCACGAAAAGACGAAGAAGCCGGTCGTGACCGCCGACGAAGCGGCGAAGCTGCTCGGCATCGACGCGAGCAACATCCGCCACTGGGGACGGAAGGGCGACCTGACGAAAATCGTGGACTCCCCTCGTCGCGTCTACTACTATCTCGACGAGGTGAAGCGGCGAAACGAGGACGCGGCCGCCAATAACAAGAAGCGCGGCGGGCGGCCACGCAAGGGAGGCACGGCAGCCTGACCAGACCCACTGGAGGTGCCATGCTCGCGAAGCTGTCCACACTGGCGATTTACGCCGTCCGCTCGACCGGCCTCCTGCTCGTGGCTGGCGTCTGCGTGATCACGGCCTTCGTCTCGCTCTTCAGCCAGAAGCCCAGCGTCGGCATGGCGGCAGTGTCGGCGTGGGCCGCAGCCGCCGCGATCCTCTCCTGGCCGCGCGTCCCCGATGCCTGGCGGCGCGACCCGCCCACCGAGCGGCAGCTCGCCTATGCCGAGAAGCTCGGCCTCGTCGTGCCGGAGGGCGTCTCGAAGGGACAGCTCTCCGACATGATCTCGCAGGCGACCGGACGCTAGCACGCCCACGAAGCGGCGTTTCTGCGGCGAAAACCGCCGTTTCTTTTTTCTCTGAAGCTGGCCTTGACCATTTCACGATACTGTGGATATCTTCCCCGCCACGTCATGGATGACTTCGGCAGTGGGAGTCACCAGTGCATGGAGGCACAGATGAACGTCGAGGTCTGGATCGAGTTGGTTCTCGTGATCGTTCGGGTTCTCGCGGCCGGGATGGCCGGTTGATTTTTGCCCCTCATTACACGCTACGGAGAAATGGCATGGACGCCAACACGGAACGGATGCCGGGGGACGCGGAGGCCGCAGCGGCCGCCGCCGGGATGGCCGAGACCTACGGCCGCGCGACGCCCCACGCGGTCGGCGACTCGATCTGGTTCTCGCCGACCGTCGGAGCGATGCCCCGCCAGGGCAAGGTCGAGCGATCCGAGTGGTACGGCCTGACGGTCCGCGACGACGAGGGCCAGGCCCACACGATCGCCGCCTCGCAGATCGCGGAGTTCTGAACATGACCAGAACCGCACACCACCGAGCGGCCAACCGGCCCGGCCCGTGGCATAGCTGGCGGCAGCGATGCGCGGGCAACCTCCAGCGGCTCTTCGCCTGCTACCGCAGTCTCGACGAGCTGCTGGCCTACGAGGTCGAGGCCTCGGCCCCGATCGCCCTGAAGTCGGCCCGCCTGCGGGCGAAGGTTGTCCGCGATGCGGCGGCCGCGCTCGTGAACGACACCGACGGGAGGTCGTGGGAATGACGCTCGACGGACTCGTGATCGCCGGCCTCGCGTTCTCGATCACGCTCTTCGTGATCTCGGTCGCGGCCCTGGGGATCGTGGCCTTGAAGATTCAGGAGGACCGCCGCGGCAACGGATGCCACGGCGGAGGATGCCGGCGGAGGCCGGCCGGGAAGGGATGCAACCGCGGCCGAGGGGTGGAAGGAAACGCCCCCGGCTTCATTTCACGGGAGGACTAGGCGATGTCGTTCAAGGCAGCAACGAAGGCGCAGGCAAAGCTCCGGCTCGGACTTATAGGGCCGGCCGGCAGCGGAAAGACCATGACGGCCCTCAGGATCGCCCACGGCCTCGGCGGCCGGGTGGCGGTGATCGACACGGAGCGAGGCTCGGCCAGCCTCTACGCGGGCGAGCGAGGCCTCACGTTCGACGTGCTCGAGCTGGAGACCTACGAGGCCCGGAAGTTCATCGACGCGATCGCCGAGGCCGAGGCCGCCGGCTACCAGGTCCTCATCATCGACAGTCTCTCCCATGCCTGGGCGGGTAAGGGCGGGATCCTGGAGTTCGTCGACAAGGCGGCGAAGCGTTCCGGCGGCGGCTCGTTCTCCGGCTGGCGTGACGCGACCCCGCTCCACAACCAGCTCGTCGACGCGATCCTCGGCGCGAAGATGCACATCATCTGCACGCTCAGGAGCAAGGTCGAGCACGTCATCGAACAGGTGAACGGAAAGACCCAGGTCCGGAAGGTCGGCCTCCAGCCGGTCCAGCGGGACGGACTGGAGTACGAGTTCACGGTGGTCGGCGACGTCAACCAGGATCACGAGCTGATCGTGACGAAGACCCGCGCGGCGTTCCTCGCCGACGCGGTGATCCGCGAGGCCGGAGAGGAGCTGGGGAAGCAACTCCGCGACTGGCTCGGCACCGGCAAAGCCCCGGCCCCGGCCCCGGAGGCTCATTTCGAGTCGTCGCTGGTCAAGGAAATCGCCCAGCACATCCGCGAAGCGAAGAGCGTCCGGAAGCTCGGCCTCATGGGGGACCGGATCGAGCAGCTCGCAGTAGAGGGGCAGCTCACCGACGTCGAGGTCGCCCAGCTAATGGGCGAGGTCAACGCCAGGCACAACACCATCGAACCGGAGGGGGCCGTCGATGTCGTGGCATAGCACCTGGCCGGCACAGCGCCGCCAGACGGCACCGAAAAGCGGCATGGGCTGGAAGCCCTTCGTCGCGGCCCTGCGTGCTGTCGGTGTTCGCGGCGACGAAGCGGCAATCCGGATGGTCATCGCAGCCGCTGGCGTCGTTCAGTCGGCCAGCGGCTACACGGCAGAGCAAGTTGAAACGGTCCGAGCGTATGCGGCCCGTAGTGGACGGAAGCGACAACAGGAGAAGTAGACCTATGGATTGGGGATTCGAGGACATCGACCTGGACGAGCCGGTACAGCCGACAACGCTCGACCGCGAGCTGGTCCCGGATGGCGAGCACGTCTTTCAGATCAAGCGGGTCGAGGAGACCGACAAGCGGCTGAAGGTGACGCTCGCCCACACCGAGCCGCGCTACGGCTGGGTCTGGGTCGAGCTGCCGAAGGACAAGGACTGGGCCGCCAGGATCGCGGCGAGCCTCGCGAAGGCTCTCGGCATCACGCCGGAGCAGTGGAAGGCGACGCAGGTCGGCGACCTGGTCGGCCGGTGGGTTCGCTGCCAGGTCTATCACCGCGAGGGCAACGCCGGGAAGGTGTTCGTGAACGCCCGGAAGTTCCTCCCGGCCATGGCGGCCGACGTGCCGGGGGCCCCGGCCGAGGAGAAGCCGGCCGCGAAGCGGTCGCAGGCGGCGAAGGCCCACGCGGCGACGACGGAGGGTAATCCCGATGCGATCCCCTTCTGACACGGTCTACAAGGTCGTCATCACCGACATGATCGAGCCGCACGGTGTGGGCACGATCACGATGGTGGGGCAGCTCGAGCAGCTCGGCGAGCAGACGCTCGTCCGCTGCGGCCAGGTCCTCCACGAGGCCGACGGCTGGTACGTCGACCGTGCGGAGGCCGACCGCGACGCGGCCGACATCATCGAAGCCCGAGCTGTGAGGCTGACGGCGCAGGCTGAGGGACTAAGGAAGCGGAGCGTGCCGTGGGACTCACCGACCTGGTAGCTACCGCCGGCCCGCGGTGGCCGCAGCGGCGTCGCACGGAGCCGCATCCGCCCCTAACGCCGGCCCAGTGGGGACCAACGCCGGCAGTCGAGGCTCGGAAAAAACCTCCTCTCGTCGAGTGACTCGACCGGCCGCCCGCACGATACGCGGGCAAATACAAGGAAGCACGGATGCCCACCTTCATCGACGCCCAGTGTGATCTCCCGATGTTCGCGGCCGCACGCCGGACCGATCCGGCGACATCGCAGGCGGCCTCGGTCAGCTCGAGGTCGTTCTCGGGCGACCACACGACGAGGATCCTGGCGGCGCTGGCGGCAGGGCCGGCCGGCAAGACGGAGATCGGCCGGCGCTGCGGGCTGACCGAGCAACAGGTCGCCCGCCGGATGCACGAGCTGCGGCGGGCGGGGCTCGTCGAGCGGACGGGCCGCGTTGGGCGGTCGGAGAGCGGGTGCGACGAGCACGAGTACAGGAGGGCCAGCGCGCAATAGGCGCGCAATAGGCGAGGTTATGGAAACAAAAACGCTGATTCACACGGAGGTTTTTATGGCTACTGCTGCTGGTTTTAAGAACCACCCGGCCGCTGATGCGTGGCCGATGATGGACGAAGAGCGATTCGGAGAACTGCTGGCCGACATTGAGGCCAACGGGCAACGCGAGCCGATCACGCTATGCGATGGCATGATCCTTGACGGCCGCAACCGCTACCGCGCGTGCGTCGAACTGGGCATCGAGCCGGTGACGCGAGAGTACACAGGCGACCCGTGGGCTTTTGCGTGGTCGCTAAACGGGGCACGCCGCGACCTAGAGGCGACTGTCCGTGCTCTCATCTTCAAGCGGTGCGAGGACGGGTCTGCCAAGTGGGCGAAGCGGCTAGCGAAGATCGCGGAGGACGGGAACAGGAAGAAGTCTGAGGTGGCGAAGGCGCGGCCAAGGGACGAAGGCGGCCGGCTTAAATCACGACCACAAGTTGATCACGATGATCAACCAGTGGCGAAGCCGAAGGTGGCCGTTGCCCGCGAGGCCCGCGCCGCCGAGGCGAAGGTTTCGCCCGCCACGATGGCTCGTGCCGATCAGATTGCCAAGCGGCCAGACCTTGAAGAGAAGGTTGTCGCCGGCGAGATGAAGCCGGCGGAAGCCCTCCGCGAGATCCGCTCTGACAAGCGGCGCAAGGAACTGGCAGAAGCTGCTGCGAAGGCTGCCGAGCAACAGACTTCCGAGCGGCCTGAGTGGTCGATCCTAAACGTGGACGTGATCGACGGCCTGGAGAGCGTGCGCGACGAGCACGGCCCGGCGCGGCTGATTTTCACCGACCCGCCGTACAACATCGGCATCGACTACGGCGACGGCGAGAAAGCCGACCTGCTCTCGCCGCAGGCATACATGAAGTGGGTGCGGCAGTGGCTCGGTCTGTGCTGGGACTGCCTGACCGATGACGGGTCACTGTGGGTGATGATCGGCGACGAATACGCCGCCGAATACTGCACCGAGATCAAGGCCACCGGGTTCACGGTTCGGTCGTGGATAAAGTGGTACGAAACGTTCGGCGTGAACTGCTCGAACAAGTTCAACCGCACAAGCCGCCATATCTTCTACGCGGTCAAGGATGAGAAGTCGTTCGTGTTCAACCCGGAGCCTGTGACCAGGCCGAGCGACAGGCAGACGAAGTACGGCGACAGCCGCGCGGCTGCTGGCGGGAAGCTGTGGGATGACGTGTGGCAGATCCCCAGGCTCACCGGGACGTGCGCTGAGCGTATCCCCGACTTTCCGACGCAGCTACCGCTCTCGCTGGTCGAGCCGATTGTCCTCTGTGCGTCTATGCCTGGGGATCTTGTCGTCGATCCGTTCAACGGCAGCGGAACGACCGGCGCGGCCTCGATCAAGAACGGCCGTAAGTACGTCGGGATCGAGAAGAGCGAGAAGTTTGCCGACATGGCAGACATGCGACTGAGGGCAACATGACAGAGAACGAACTACATCTGTGCTGCGCGATCCGGCTAGCCGACCTCGGCGGCGGCGACAGGCCGACATCCGACAAGAGAAGACGCGCGGCGCTGGCCGTGATGGCTGAGTGGCTGTCGCTGACAGGCGATTCGCTCTTCCCCTTTACGATTGATGACATCGAGCGATGGAGCATCACGCTCCGAAAGAGCAGCGACGCAAAGATCAAGGTCGATATAGCGCTTGCTCACGGGACGGAGTGTTACTTCAAGGGGCGAGGTAAGGGGCCGTGCTCCGACGAAGTCGAGGCCGGTCACGTCGTGCAGCGATGCAAGGGCGGTCCCCTGACCGTCGAGAATGGGCAGATCGAGTGCTGGGCGCACAACAATCAGCGGCGAGAGATGTCGATCGAGGACTATCTGAAAAGCGACAAGACTACGGAGGGCCTTGCCGATGGCCGGTGAATGGATTCCCTACGACATCTGCCTCCCGCAGAAGCCGGAGGTCCTCGAGCTCGTCGAGGCGACCGGCCTGCCGGTGGACCAGGTGGTCGGGCGGCTGATGATGCTCTGGGGCTGGGCCGCGCTGAACAGCTCGGACGGGACGGCCAGGATGTCGGTCCGCCTGCTCGGCCGGATCTGCGGAGGCGACGAGGCCTTCTGGCGGGAGGTCGAGAATGTGGGCTGGCTGGTGATCGACGCGGACAATGGGACCGTTGCTATCCCCGGATGGGATCGCCGGTTCTCTAAGTCCGCAAAATCACGGGCTTTGCACACGATCCGGGCCGAGGAGGCGAAGACGCGCACCAGCGGGTGCGCCAAAGCGCACCCGAAGGTGCGCCGCGGCGCACTAGAGAGAGGAGATAGAGGAGATAGAAATTCTTCTTCTTCCCCCCGTGAAGCTGCGCAACCGGAGGAGCCCCCGGCAGGCCCGGCAGGCTGGGACACGCTCCGCAAGGCCTGGGCCGCCGGCACGGGCCGCCCCTGGAAGCTGCCGGACCCGCCGGACAAGGTCGCCGACCGGCTGGCCGAGGCCGGCTGGTTCGCGAAGGCCCTGGCCGCCATCGAGGCCCTGCCGCGGTGCCGCTACTTCCGCGACCCGGTGACGCTGCCGCAGCTCGTGGCCGAGGGCTTCGTCGACAAGGTCCTCGGCGGGCAGTTCGACAACCCACGGGACCAGGGCCGCTCTACCGGCCCGCGCGGCCCGGACGACCGGCCGCCGGCCCAGGGCTTCCAGGGCGACGACGCGGCCCGGTTCGAGGCCACACGGCGGGCCCTGGCCGACAAGCTCCGGCAGGAGGCCGCGTCGGCATGATCCTCGACATCACGGCCGAGCAGATGACCGAGGCCTGCCGGACGGTCTACGCCCCCGGCAAGTACGAGCACGCCCCGGCCCAGATCTTCTACGATCACGCCTGGGGCCGCGCGACGTACATCCGCTGTGCGTTCCCTGACAAGTTCACCCACGCCGCGGCGACGAAGCTCGACCAGCTCCGGGCCCTACTGAAGGGCCAGTACGGCGTGGATGCCGATGTCGTGATCTGCGTCTATTACGCGCGGCTCGACCCGGACGACCTGGCCCGCCACGCGATCGCGCTGGCTGACCGGTAGAGGCTGGATTCAGGCCGCGGCCGCGCTACCTTCGGGGCCGCATGGATGCGACCTCGATCACGTTCTCGCTGGACGGCCCGCCGATCCCGCAGCCGCGGGCCCGGAGCACGCGCGGCGGGCGGATGTACACGCCGACGAAGAACGGGATCGGGATCTACAAGCAGGCGCTCCAGATCCGCGCGTCCCTGGAGGCCAAGCGGCGCGGCTGGGAGGCGACGGCCGGCCCGTGTGCGATCGACATCGAGGCGGTCTTCGCCAGGCCGCCGTCACACCTGACGAAGGGCGGCGAGCTGCGGGCCGGGAGCCCCGGCTACCCCGGCCACCGGAACGGCGACTGGGACAACCTCGCGAAGGGGGTACAGGACGCGATCACGGCCTCCGGGGCGATCTGGCACGACGACAGCCAGGTCGTCGATGGGAGGTGTCGGAAGCGATACGCAGTCGGCGGCGAGCTCGAGCGGACGGTGGTCACGATCCGGAGGCTCACAGATGGGCCGGAGGCCGAGTAGACCGCCGCCGCCGCTGCTGGCCCACATGCGGCCGCGGCTGCTGACGCCAGAGCAGGAGGCCGCCGTCCGCGCCGCCTGGGCTTCCGGCGCGACGAGAGACGAGGCGGCACGCGCCGCCGGGATCACGGTCGACCTCCTGCTGATCCGCCTGAAGGACCAGCTCGCCGACCTCCCGCGGCGCGGCCGTGGCGGGCTCCACCGCCGCCCCACGCCCGACCCGACCGAGGAGGAGATCTGGGGCCGGCTCACCGCAGAGATTCAAGACAAGTGGACCGACGAGGAGCGGGCGGCAGCGTGGAACGGTTCAAGACGCGAGCCTGTCGAGTGACACTCAACGACGCCCAACCGCGCGAAAGGCGACGCCATGCCCTCTTATGACCAGACGCCGGGGACGCTGAATCTCTCGTTCCGGCGTGGCGATGACTTTTCCGCCCTGGTCGACTTCTCGATCACGATGACCGGCTACACGGTCGAGGCGTCGATGCAGTCGCTCGTCAGCGGCGAGGACGTAGTCGCGTTCACCGTCACGACGCCCAACCTGGCGAACGGCCAGGTGAACATCTCGCTCACCGACACGCAGACGGCCGCCCTGGCCGCAGGGACCTACGCCTGGTCCATGAAGTGGGTCGAGAACAACGCGACCCGCACGGCCCTCACCGGATTCGTGGAGGTGGGCTGATGCCGATCCAGGCCAACGTCACGAATCAGCAGATCACGGCGAGCGTCGGCGAGACCCAGATCGACGTGGGCGTTAGCGGCGAGCCGAAGGTCGATGTTGGCGTAAGCGGCGGCTTCGGGCCGAGCGGAGCGCCGGGGTCAACTGGCCCGCAGGGGCCGGTGGGTGCCACTGGCGCAACGGGCGGTGCTGGCCCGCAGGGGCCGGTCGGTGCCACTGGCGCAACGGGCGGTGCTGGCCCGCAGGGGGCGAGGGGCGACACAGGGCCGGCAGGGCCGCAGGGAATCCAGGGCGCAACCGGAGCCGCCGGTCCCGCAGGCACCACAACCTGGGCCGGCATCACCGACAAGCCGACTGCGTTCCAGCCCTCGCCACACAAGAGCGCACACGCCACTGGCGGAGCCGACGCCCTGACGCCAGCCGACATCGGAGCGGCGTCGGACGGGCACACGCATGCCCAGCTCCACGACAGGTTGCACTCTATTGCGTCGTCGTCCGACCACACGGCTACGGCGTGGCGCATGTTTTACTCGAACGGCTCCGGCAGCGTTGCCGAGTTGTCGCTCGGGTCTTCCGGTCAATCGCTGCTGAGTAACGGAGCGAGCGCTGTTCCTTCGTGGGGCAGCGCTGTTTCCTTTGCTACGCGATCCGAAGCGAGGCTAGGGGCCGCGACAGCCGCCGCCATCAGCCCTTCGCTTGCACCGTCTGCGCTCACGGGCTTCCGTTATCTGACTTTTCAGAACTCCGGCGTCTCCAATGGTGCATCAGTAAACTGGAACGCAGCGGGCACCGGCTTCCAAACGCCGTTCGGGTTCTGGCTTAGTTCAGGCGCTACGGCCAACGGCTTTGCCCAGGTGTGGGCTGCATCCACGCAAAACAACGGATTCGCGTTCTGGTCGCAGGGCCGAAACTCAGGCAACAATTGGGGCATACGGCGAATCCTCGCGGTTCGCACGTCAAGGGCGTTTTCTGGCTCTTCTGCAAATCTGTTCGCCAGGATCGCGTGGGGTAGGGCGTGGCCGCTTGGCAACACGCGACTCAACACGGCCGGTATCAGTGTCGAGATATTGAACAGCCGGATATGGCTTGTAACGCACAACGGCACGACGGTCACCGCTACAGATAGCGGAGTGAATTACACAGCAAACGCAATTGACTTTGTTCTGGACAGCGACGGCGTCGGAAACGTCGATCTTTATGCCAACGATGTTGTGATCGCTTCAAATGCTGGCGGGCCAACGGCAAGTTCAACATCGGCCGCCTTCTGCGCCGTCGTGGCGGAAGTCGGTAACGGCGGCGATACTGTCGGCAACAACTTGCACATATACGGCCACCCGCTCATCTCTTTTGCGTAACGACATGAAACTTCCACCTATCGCATGGGAAGACCTAGTATCGTTTGGCATGGATCATTCCGCTTCGATCTCCTCCGAGAGCGGGATTGAGCCTGCGCCGCATTGGCTGGCCGCCAGAGTGATTTCGCTTGCGATGCCAAATCCGCCGGCAGAGACCGACAGGGTTCGTTACATGCGCAGCGTGAGGGACATGGCGATGGCTGCCACCGACTGGACGCAGGCCAGCGACTCCCCTCTTTCGCCGCAGGATCGCGAGGAGTGGGCTGAGTACCGCCAGGCTCTTCGCGACCTGCCTTCGATCTACGGCGGCGACGGGTCGATACCGTGGCCCGCTCGTCCTGAGTGACTGCACACCCACAGTGTAGGGACGCGGCCCTGTTCGTTGACGCTTGTTGAAGTTGATTGACGCTCATTGAGTCGCTTGCAGGCCTGCTTTGGGCCGCTATGGTTGGGCCAACCAAAGGAGG